CCGACGCCCGGTCCCGGCTCCTGGTGATGTGCCTGATCGGCGAGGACGGCAAGCCGCTGTTCGGCGCGAGCGAGGTGAGGGACCTCGCCGCGAAGGACGGCAAGGTGATCGACCGGCTCTTCGACGTCGCCCTCCGGCTGTCCGGCCTGGACAAGAAGTCGCTGGAGGAGAAGAAGGGAAACTCGCCGGCCGCCCGGAGCGGCTCTTCTACCACCGACTAGCGCTCGCCCTCGGCCGCACGGTGCCCGAGCTCCTCGCCTCGACCACGAGCGAGGAGCTCACGGAGTGGATGGCCTACGAGCGGCTCACCGGCACCATCGGGCCCGAACGCGGGGACCTGCTGCACGGCATCCTCACCGCGACGGTCGCCAACACCGCCCGCGGCAAGGGGCAGCGCGCCGCCCGCGCGGAGGACTTCATCCCGAAGTGGGCCGGCAAGGCCCGCCAGTCCTGGCAGGACATGCTCACCGCCGTCCGCGCCCTGAACCGCCAGCTCGGCGGGACCGACCTGACAACGGAAGGGGGCGGCAGTGGCGTTCCTGGAACAGCTCCTGGTGTCGATCGGGATGGACGGCTCCGGCGTCGCCGCAGGAGCTGAGGAGGCCGCCTCCGGCGTCGAGAAGGCGTTCGGCGGCCTCGACATGGCGGCCGGTGGCGCCGCCGCGATGGGCCTGTTCGTCGCAGGCATGAACTCCGCGATGGACCTCTCGTCCGTCGAGTCGTCCATGCAGCGTCAGCTCGGCCTCACCGACGAGGAGGCCGACCGCGCCGGACACATCGCCGGCGACGTCTACAGCGCAGGGTTCGGCGAGTCCATGGACGGTGTGGGTGACGCCGTCACCCAGGTCCTGTCCCAGCTCGGCGACATGAACGACCTGACCGACGGCGACCTGACCGCCCTCACCGAGCAGGCCCAGGCCCTCGCCGACACCTTCGAGTTCGACGTCGCGGACTCCGCGAAGATGGCCTCCCAGATGGTCGCGCAGGGCCTGGCCGGGGACGCCACCGAGGCCTTCGACGTCCTGACCACCGCCGCGCAGACACTGCCCCGGTCCATGCTCGACGACCTGCCGGACATCGTCACCGAGTACGGCACCCAGTTCCAGCGGATCGGCCTCGACGGCAAGACCGCGTTCGCCATGATGGGCCAGTTCGTGAAGGCCGGCGGCAAGGACCTGGACCAGGCCGGCGACGTCCTGCACGAGTTCGCGCGCATCACCACGGAGTCCACCGACCAGGCATCCACCGCCTTCAAGGGCCTCGGCCTGAACGGCAAGGCGATGCTCGCCGATATCCACGCGGGCGGGCCCAAGGCGGCCGCCGCGCTCGGCACCACCATCGAGGCACTGCGCGGCGTCAAGGACCCGGCGAAGAGGGCACAGCTGCAGGTCGCCCTGTTCGGCGACATGGCCGGCGAGGCCGCCGACGCCCTGCTCGCGATGAACCCCCAGACCGCGCTGGCGGCCACCGGCATGGACGACACCGCCGGCGCCGCGCAGGGCCTGGTCGACTCCATGGCAGCCTCCCCCGCCCAGCAGTGGGACTCCGTCATGCGGACCCTGACCACCACCCTCGGCGAGGCCCTCCTCCCCGTCCTGTCCGCCGTCTCCGCGTTCCTGCAGGAGCACCCCGCCCTGATCAAGGCCGTGACCCCCGTGGTCCTGGCCCTCGCCGTCGCCCTCGGCATCTGGGCCGCCGTCCAGTGGGCTCTCAACTCGGCGCTGCTGGCGAACCCGGTCACCTGGATCATCCTCGGCATCGTCGCGCTGATCGCCGTGATCGTCCTCATCGCCACCAAGACCACGTGGTTCCAGACCGCCTGGCACGCCATGGTCGACGGCGTCGCCGCGGCCTGGAACTGGCTGTGGAACAGCGTCCTGAAGCCGACGTTCGCGGCCCTGGTCGTCGCCTGGCACGCCACGGTCGACGGCGTCTCCGCAGCCTGGGACTGGCTGTGGAATGGCATCAAGGCCGGGCTGTCCGCCCTCAGCTCCGCCTGGACGTCGACGATGGACTGGATCGCGAACGCCGTCCACGCCGGGATCGACAAGGTGACCGGCTGGTTCCTCACCCTGGCCGCACTCCCGGGCAAGATTATCGGCTGGTTCGCCAGCATCGGCGGCAAGATCGCCGAGCCGTTCCGGGCCGGGTTCGGCGCCGTCGCCCGGTTCTGGAACTCCACCATCGGCTCCTTCTCGTTCTCGATCCCCAGCTGGGTGCCGATCGTCGGCGGCCGGACGTGGGCCATGCCGCGCATCCCCGCCCTCGCGCAGGGCGGTGTCATCCCGTCCACGCCGGGCGGCATGCTCGCCCTGGTCGGTGAGGGCCGGCAGGACGAGGCCGTCATGCCCCTCGACCGCCTCGACGGGATGCTCCGCACGGTGGCCGGCGCGGTGCGCGGCACCGGCGGCGACGGCGCCGCCGCCCGGGTCGTCATCGACGTCACCGGCGCCGACTCCGAGTTCAAGCGCATGATCAGCCGCATGGTGCGCAACCAGGGCCGCGGATCCACGCAGACCGCGTTCGGCCGCTGACCAGAGAGGAGACCCCGTGTCCCGGTTCGCCCTCGTCCACGAGCTGAAACTCGCCGGTGTCTGGACCGAGATCACCGACGACGTCCTCGCCCGCGACCCGGTCGCCATCACCCGCGGCCGGCCGGACGAGGGCTCCCGTACCGACCCCGGCACCCTGACCCTCACCCTCAACAACCGCGACGGCCGGTACCACCCCCGTAACCCCCGCTCGCCGCTGTGGGGGCTGATCGGCCGAAACACCTCCATCCGCACCTCGGTGCGCGCCGGCCGGTACCTCGACGTGCCCGCCGCCGGGCGGGCCTCGACCCCGGACGCCGCAGTCCTCGACATCACCGGCGACCTCGACATCCGGGCCGATACCACCTCTGCCACCCTGTGGGCCGCGGACGCCGGCATCACCGAGGTCATGGGCAAGTACGACAACGTCAGCGGTGACCAGAGGTCGTGGCGCCTCCGCATCAACGACGGTTTCCCGTCGCTGATCTGGTCGCCCGACGGCACCTCCGCCGCCGCCATCCCCGCCACCAGCAGCGCCCTGGTCCAGCCGCCCCGGTCCGGCCGCATCGCCCTGCGCGCCGTCCTCGACGTCAACAACGGCGCCGGCGGCTGGACCGTGACGTACTACACCGCGCCCACCATCGCAGGCCCCTGGGTCCAGCACGGCACACCGGTCACCGGACCCGGTGTCACCTCCATCTACAACTCCACCGCGCCGCTCACGGTCGGTGCCACCGCCAGCACCGGCACGGGGCCGCCAAACATGCGCGTGCACGCCGTCGAGGTCCGCAACGGCATCGCCGGCACCGTCGTCGCCGCGCCCGACTTCACCGCGCAGGCCACCGGCGCCACCAGCTGGGCCGACTCAGCGGGCCGCACCTGGACCGTCACCGCCCCGGCCGCCATCGACGACCGGTGGCCGAGGATCACCGCCGAGGTGTCCGAGTGGCCGCCCCGCTGGGACCTGTCGGGCCAGGACGTGTGGACACCGGTCCACGCCGCGGGCATCCTGCGGCGCCTCGGCCAGGGCAAGACCCCGCTCCGCTCCCCGCTCTACCGCGAGTTCTCCAGCCCGGCCCGCACCCACATCGTGGCGTACTGGCCCTGCGAGGACGGCGAACGCGCCACCCAGTTCGCCGCGGCGAACGCCACCGACGCGCCCCTGGTCATCACCGGCACCGCCGCCCCGGCCGCGTACAGCGGCTGGCACGCCTCCGCCCCCCTGCCCACCATGGGCACCGCCACCGCCACCGCCCCCCTGCCCGCCTACACCGCCACCGGCCAGACGAGCATGCGATTCTGGCTCAAGCCCCCGGACGGCGGCGTCGCCACCGAACAGCGCGTCATCACGCTGACCGGCACCGGCACCGCGGCGCGCTGGACCCTGAGCCTGCTGCCCGCCGGCACCCTGCGCCTGCGGGCCTGGAACGCCGCCGGCACCTCGCTGCTCGACAGCGGCGCCGTAGGCGCCAACCTGAACGGGCTGGACACCTCCGTCGTCGTCCAGTTCGTCGAGAACGGCGCCAACGTCGACTGGGGCATCATCACCAACCACTACGACCCCGACTCGATGTACTCGCCCATCATCAACGAAGGCGCGCTCTCCAGCATCGCCTCCGCCAGCGTCGGGCAGATCACCACCATCACGGTCGGCGAGGACCGTGCGCTCGGCGACACCGTCATCGGACACATCGCGGTCGCCGATGACACGACCGCCTACGCCAACACGTCCTCGGCGGCGGTCGGCTGGGCCGGGGAGACCGCGCAGGCCCGGATCACCCGCCTCTGCCAGGAGAACGGCATCCCGTTCCTCGCCTACGGCTGGGCCGGCTACTCCATCCCGGTCGGCCCCCAGCCCATGGACACCCTGCTCGACGTCCTGGAGGCCGCCGCCGAGGCGGACGGCGGCATCCTCGGCGAACGCATCGACGACATCGGCCTCACCTACCGGGCCCGCGTCACCCTCTACAACCAGAACCCGTCCCTCGCCCTGGAGTTCGACGCCGCCGGGGAGCTCCCCGGCGGCATGGAACCCACCGACGACGACCAGGGCATCGTCAACGACATCACCGCCAAGCGGATCAACGGCTCCAGCGCACGGGCCGTCCTGGAGAGCGGCCCCCTGTCCGTCCAGGACCCCCCGGACGGCATCGGCCGCGTCGACGACGCCCCCGAGCTGAACCTCTACCGGGACTCCCAGCTCGCCGACGTCGCCGGCTGGCTGCTGCACACCAGCACGTGGGACGACGCCCGCTACCCGCGGATCCCCGTCTCCCTCACCGCCGGCCCGCACCTCATCGACCAGGTCCTCGCCACCGACGCCGGCGACCGCCTCACCATCGACAACCTGCCCGCCTGGCTGCCCCCGGGCCTGATCGACCAGATGGCCCGCGGCTACACCGAGACCCTCACCACCGAGACCTGGAACCTCGTCTACAACTGCACCCCCTACGGGCCGTACACCGTCGCCGTCCTCGACGATGCCACCCTCGGCCGCCTCGACACCGCGGGCTCCACCCTCACCACCGGCGTCAGCTCCACCGCGACCAGCCTGTCCGTCACCACCACCAGCGGGCCGCTGTGGACCACCTCGGACGTGCCGTTCGACATCACCGTCGCCGGGGAGCGGATGACCGTCACCGCCATCACCGGCGCCGCCTCACCGCAGACGGCCACCGTCACCCGGTCCGTCAACGGCATCGTCAAGGCCCAGACGGCCGGCGCCCCGATCGCCCTGTTCCAGCCCGCCGTCCTCGCCCTGTAAGGAGGCGCCGCCGTGGCCACGTTCACCGTCCCGTCCCTGCCCGCCCGCACCGCCGGCACCAAGCTCACCGCAGCGATCTACAAGGCCGACATCACCGACGGCCTCGGCTACCTCCTCAACGTGCCGCACTTCGTCGGCACCCAGGCCGTCACCCAGTCCATCGGCAACGCGACCTGGGTGGCGCTCACCCTCGACACCGAGCAGTCCGACCCGTACGCCGGCCACTCGACGTCCAGCAACACCTCCAGGTGGACCTGCCCGGCCGGGTACGCCGGCTGGTACACCGCCTGCGGCGTCTACGTTGCCGTCCAGAACAGCACCGGCAACCGCGGCGCGCGCCTCCAGGTCAACGGCGCCCCCGTCTCCGGCGCCGCCACGTTCGGCCTGGCCACCGGCTCGCCCAACAGCCCCGGTGTCACCACCCCCACCCGCGACATCTTCCTCAACGCCGGCGACTACCTGGAGGTCGCCGCCTGGCAGAACATCACCGGCGGCGGGTCCCTGTCCACCGCGGTCTTCTCCGACGTCTCGTCCGCACTCTGGCTGAGGTACTCCCGTGCTGCCTGACACCCCCGCCCTGGAAGCCCGCCCGCCCGGCGCCCCCGCCTGCGCCGCCTGCGGCCTGCCCGCCCTCGTCCAGTG